TTTAACGAATACAACCAAAAATGGTATGTCACAGCAATTATGTTTAAAAGGAGTTAGGCTATGTCAGAAAAATGCTATAAAGACGCAAACGCGCGTTGCCCTTTTTATAAAGAGCAAATCCGGCAAAAGAATGGTACTATGTATATTAAGTGTGAAAACCTCTTTGAAAAGGGGCGGCCTGTTATGCTCTTTTCAAATGTTCAAAAAGGCGATAAGTGGCTTAACGATTTTTGTAACAGTATAAACGGATGCCGGAATTGCGAGATGTACAAACTTATAATCAAAGAAAAATATTTTAAATGAGGTAAAAAAATGAAAACTGCTATTATTATTTTATTAGCGGCTGTTTTCGCAGCGCTTACAGCAAATGCTGTAATATTTACAATTAAATTTATTGATAAAAAAACCGATGAAGCATATAAAAGTGCGCAGGAAGACACTGCGGTATATTATAAGCGTATCACCCAAAATGAAGCTAAAAAAGCGCTTGCACAAATGCTGCAATCTTACAGCGTTAAAGATATTATTGTGACAAAGGATAAAAAGACCATAGTTAAATGGAATGACGGTAAAACCACCTGGGTTAAGCTCAAAGAGGGGGATGTTAACAATCCTTTTAAAGCCTTTTGCTACTGCCTTTTAAAGCAGATGTATGGCGATGCCTGGAAAGAAATGTTTAAAAAACACGGTGTTGAAGATACGCAGGCGGAAAATACATACGAAGTCCGTGAAGAAAAAGAATAAGTGAGTATATAAGCTCTTGCCGGAAGGCAGGGGCTTATTTTTTGCTTTGTGGGGTGTGACATTGAAGCATTTTAAAATGATAAGGTAAATAAGAGGTGAGAACGTGAGCAAAGTCGATTGGAAAGAGCTTGAAAATGAATATGTATGCGGTGAAATGTCTTACAGAGCACTTGCAAACAAGCACAAAATAGCGCCGTCGAGGGTATCGGCAGTAGGAAAAAAGCAAAATTGGGTAAAAAAACGAGATACATATAGGTCAAATGTGGCGCAGGTCACTTTACAAAACGCGCGTGCGACTGATATTAAGAATAAATCGCAAAAGCTTAATAATTTAATTGAGGCAGCAGATAGGCTTGCCTTTGAGCTTAAAAAAGCACTTGACGACCCGGAGCAGCTTTACAGGCAAATACTCAGAACATCAAGCGGCGCAGAGGCGGTTAGAACTACCAAGAAACTCGATACAAGAGCGTTAAAGGATTTTGCAAGCACCATTTCCACCATGAATGACACTATAAAACAGCTTAATGATTTGACAGAGGATGAGGATAAAAAGAACGTTGAAATTAAGATAATAGAGGGTAAAAAAGAATGGGCACAGTAACACTTGACCTCGATTTTTCGAAAGTAAATCCAAAGCAAAAGCTCGCTTTAGAAGATACGCATAAATATATTGGTTATGGCGGTGCAAGAGGCGGTGGAAAGAGTTGGTTTGTAAAAAGAAAAGCGATACTTCTTGCCGGTAATTATGCCGGAATACATTCGCTTATAGTAAGACAGTCATATCCTGAACTTATGAATAACCATATTCGTGAAATGCGTTCGATTTTGCACGGTGTTGCAAAATATGTTGATAAGGAAAAGATTTTTTATTTTCCAAACGGCAGCACGATTCAGTTTATGTATTGTCAGCGTGATAAGGACCTCGACAGATTTCAGGGTACAGAGTATGACGTTATATTTATTGATGAGGCAACCCACCTAAGCGAATACCAAATAAAAACAATAGGACTTTGCCTGCGTGGTGCTAATAATTTTCCCAAAAGGATATATTTTACCACTAACCCCGGCGGAGCTTCACATCACTATTTCAAGAGAATATTTATTGACAAGGACTATATGCCTGATGAAAACCCCGATGATTATTCTTTCATTCAGGCACTTATGACAGATAACACGGCGCTTATGGAATCACAGCCTGATTATATTGAACAGTTTAAGAATTTACCTGAAAAACAAAAGCGAATGTTTCTTTACGGTTTGTGGGATGTTGCAGAGGGAATGTTCTTTGAGGATTTTAGAGTTGGCACAAAAGAGCAGCAGGCCACAGGGTTATACACTCATGTGATAGAGCCTTTTGAAATTCCACCGAATTGGACCATATATCGCTCTTTTGACTGGGGCTATCACAAGCCTTTTTCAGTCGGTTGGTGGGCTGTCGACTATGACGGTGTGCTGTATAGGATAATGGAATTATATGGTTGTGTGAAAAACGAAGCAAACGAGGGCTTGCAATGGGACCCACAGCAAGTCTTTCAAAGAGTAAAGGAAATCGAAACAACCCATAGGTGGCTTAAAGGTAAAAACATAATCGGCATTGCCGACCCGGCAATATGGCAAAAAACAACCGGTATAAGCATATATGATGTTGCAGCTAAAAACGGTGTTTATTTTCAAAAAGGTGACAATAACAGAATTGCCGGGTGGCAGCAGGTACATTATAGATTTACCTTTGCCGCTAACGGTAAACCGAGAATGTATATATTCAACACGTGTAAAAATACAATTCGTACCTTGCCGACGCTTCAATATGACGAACACAAGGTTGAGGACCTTGACACAGACGGCGAGGACCATATCGCAGATGAAATCAGATATATGTGTAATAAGCTACCAATTAAGCCAATAAAGAGTAAGCCTATAAAAGAGCTTGCTGATGACCCACTTAATCAGCGTGGCGAATACAGAAGCAGTATGAACAGTTACGGCATTAAAATTTATTAAGGAGCAGAAAAAATGAGTAAGTACAAAAATCCTATGGACGAAAAAAACAATAAGGTTTTGAAAGAAACCGAGCAGCAGGCAGACAAGCCTATAAATAAAGCTGATTTATTCAATGAGCTAAACGGACTTAAAATAAATAAAAGTGAAAAAGAAAATCAGCGCCTAAATATAATTGGCAAAGAAGAAATAACGAGAGCGCGTGAAATACTGCAAAAATACAAGCAGGAAAAGCAAGCGCTTGAATCAAGAATAGTGAATGACGAAGAATGGTGGAAAATTCATAATTGGGAGCAAATAAAAAAGAAAGATTTGTATAACTCTGAAGGGAAACAAAATCCAAATGGAATTGAAACACCGTCTTCTTCAGCGTGGTTATTCAATTCAATAATAAATAAAATTGC